ATTCTAGTTTGGCATGTTTCTCTAGGTTACTCATTTCTTTTCCCACTTAATATTCATCAATTTATAAATTACCTTGCGATACAATGGCGGTTCTTCTTCTAATTTAAATACTGTAGTGCCAACATCAACTGTTAGGTTGGATGCCACAATACTGCCACTGGTATTGGTATTAGTTGGTATTAAATAATACGAAGGACCATTAGAGTTAGGAATCGTCCACGGTGTAGGTTTACTAGCACAATTTGTATAGTCTAAACCAAGTGATAGCTGCTCTGTCAAAGGCCAAAAGAATTCAATTTCAAGTTGTCTCATTTTTTACACCATACATCAACATCATAGCATCCAATACACAATCATCAATAGGGTTGTGCTTAGTGATATGCAAGTCTTTATCAAAGGCTTCACACCAAGGTGGTACTTCAACCTTTGTATATCCATTGGTTGTACCATACAGGAAATCTACAGCAGTTCGTACATCACGCCATCGTGCAAATGGCCAGATTGGTTCAATCTCCAATTGTTCTTCAAATGAGTCCAGTATCAATTGGTCTAGGTTGCCACGTGCCCATACCCAACATGTGTCGTCATTGTATTGTTTAGCCCACTTACGCATTGCTTCATAGCCATGCTCAAACTTGACATCGGTTGCCTTGTTAGGTTTGAATGATACCAACTTAACGTCTTCACATTGCTTGGCCCACCATTGCATTGTAGTCTTACCAACCTTGCGGTTCAACCGCTTCACTTGGTCTTCCACATCAAATTTAGCAAAGAAGGCTGAGTCTCTCAAGTCTTTCCATGATGTGTCCGTCTTGTCAGGATCAAAATAGATTGCAGCCATCGATAACATCACAGAGTTGGATTCTTTACCCAATGTCTCTACATCAAATATAAACATTAATCTTCCTTAGTCCAATTTTCAGTCTGTTGAAAGGACTTTTCTTGTATAGTTGGTTCTTTGTATAACCTACGTGGACTAGCACATGTAGGGCAGTTTGGATTACCACAGTCTAGTAAGTGGTGCTTGGCCAGTTTATGAGGTTCTTTCACCTCAATACCATATGCCTTAGCAATTTTGACCTGTTTCTTAACAGCAGTTTCATCGGCATGAATACGGGTGCTTCGTTTGTCTTTATCTTCTTGTTTGCTCATTATTAGACCAATCTTTAAATAATTGTATTAAATTACCAACGAGGTCTAATTCTCTCACAATTTGATACAGTAGTGTGGCAAATACACCCATCATAAAGGCAGTTATGAGGTCTATCATTTCTTATATTCCTGCTCATTGTACCTGTCAATGACACGGTTTCTCAATTCGGTAGTGGAAAAACTATGGGTACGTTTATTGAAGTGTGTTTCAATTCGTAGGTCATGGCCAGTAAATGGCTTGTTCTCATATTCTTCTCCTAATACCCGAATATCAATATTGTATGCCTTGAGTATTTGTAACAGGTCATGCTCTGTTTCATAAACCACTATCTCATCCACATACTTTACTGCGGACAGTTGGATGTATCGTTCCAAGACGCTTTGGATAGGTTTATTCTTAGTTGCTCTGTCAATGGTTGGGTCAGTCTGTAACCCAACAATCAGGTGGTCACATTGTGCCTTTGCCTCTTTGAGCATTAGAATGTGACCGGCATGTAGTAAATCAAATGCCGAACAGGTGAACCCTATTTTCATAGAAACCTCTGCTCAATGGCTTTGACACTATTTGCAATCGTATTATCAACCACAGCTTTGTCAAATGTAGTAAATGCGGCTGTTGTTGGTGTATTCTTTACCGCATCAATGCACTCGGCAATCAATAGACGGGCAAATTTCTCTAGTGTTTCCCCACCAACAACAGGGTAATGACTGCCGCCTGCATGTAGGGCAATCTCTTTCAATTTGTCATTCATGTTTCCTCCTAATGTAACATTATATACTAACCATAATTTTATTGCGGTACAATTATATAGTGGCCAAAAAGAAAACCCGCCGAAGCGGGTTTATACCTGATTATAGTACGTGCCATTCTTCGGCATCTAAATCGGTTATGAGGTTGATATATTCCACAGCGGCATCTTCATCACCAAACTCTCTGATAACTGTCTGGCCTGTATATCTGGAGAGAAACACAAACAATATCTTATCATCATTAAAAATGGAGAATTTTATAATCCATCCATTGCGTTCAGTTGGTTGCCACGATTGTGATTTGAATGCTATATCCATAAATCGTTTATTTGCACGATGCGCTACTAGTTTTTTCATATGCTTCAGATATCCTCCAAAGCATATGTATATTAATTAAATCTTAGTGGCTTTGGCTGCTTTTTCAGCCATTTCTTTGAGAGTTACTGTAGTCAACTCAACCACCTCATTGGTTGTACGGTTCACTTGTTTTGTGAATGAGCGTTGTGCTTCAACGAAATCTTTAATAGATTCTTTGATTTTGTCATCAAACACGAATGTGTCAACGACCTTGTTCTTTGCATCTTGTACTTGGTCAACGAAGTAGTTTGCAAAATATAATGGTGTAAAAATTGAATTAGCCATGGTTTATCTCCTTTAGACGATAGGTTATTTGCCGATGCGGGATGCACCGTGTTTGAATGTTCGGTATTCCTTAGTGAAACTACCGAGCGTTACAAATGTGTTGTAAATTGTGTTTAGAATGTTTTTCACAGATATGCCTTATTTTGGTTACGTTCAAACTCTCGGACATAGTATTCTAATTGTGATGCATCAGTTACACTACGACTGGAAAGGTATCTGTCCAAGCGTGATTGGTAACTGTTGCCTTCAAAGAAGGAGAATAGGTAAGAAATGAGTTTGTAAATAATTTGTATCATACACTTATATATGTGCAGCTGCAACAAAAACTAAGTATAAGTACTAGTGTGCCATGTCTAATGTTCGATGTTTACATTTATCGCCGTGATATCGAGCAAAATTACCAAGGTCAATAACACGTGAACAATAAGGACATTGTTTCACTGGTTTCTTTTTGCCTGTATTGGGGTGAACATAACCTTCAGTATTGAGGGTTTTATGTAGTGACTCTTTTTGTTTATTTACTGATTCTATTTTTTTAGGCACACCAGATAATTTCTCACTTACTATTCTTTTTTGATTATCAGATTGTTTCTTTCCATACATGCCAATTTTGCGTTGTTTATGCAATTGTTTGCATATTACGCTTAATTTTTCTGATTTATTTTTTCTACCTATAGATATTTTTTGACATGTTTCTTCATATGCAGGGTGTTCTTCATATAAGACTGTTATTCCACCTTGGCCACCTAAAGATATATTATAGTATTGGTCATTACGTATCAATTCAGAATTGACAAGTTCCTTTTCTTTTTCTTCCATTTCATTTTCATTATCAAATACAAATAACACTTTACGTTCAAAATTTTCACGGCCGTATTTTTGTATAGATTTTTGCAAATAAAGACCAGAACCTAGATAGTTATCATCTAAGTTACTGGTCTTATGTTTACCAATGTATTTTTTACCATTGATTAAGTTAGTTGTTTCATAAATGATGTAATGCATGGCAATCTCCTTACATATATTTAGTAAAACTTAACATTAGAGATTGTTTATTGCTCTAGTAAATCATCATATTTCATAGTGGCAATAATCCAATCCTTCACCAAACTACTGCGGACAATATCATCAACTGTAAATTCTATACGGGTGTGTGATTTCATCAAATTAGCTATGTCTAAAAATCTACTCAAACCAGACAAATCATTTTTCTTCTTATTAAGATCCGTTTGGCGATAATCTCCACAAAACATAATTTTTGAACGGTAACCAACACGGGTCATGCAGGTATGTATTTCTTCCCATGTTAAATTTTGACACTCATCCACAATGATAATAGCATCGTCCCATGTCATACCACGAATGAATGATGTAGATATGAATTCAATGTGGCCTTGTTCCTCTAGTCTATCCCATGCATCTTTACGACCAAATAGTGTCTCACAGATTTGGCGATAGGGTTGTTGATAGATTTCCATCTTCTCATTTACATCACCTGGCAGGTGACCAATCTCACGGCTCTGTACTGCTGAGCGAACAACAATGATTTTATTGAATGGGTTAGATTTATCCATTACTTCTTCTATTGCCTTGTACAAGGCACAAAAGGTTTTACCTGTACCTGCAACACCATGTAGTGCTACAAAATAATCTCCACGTTTGTATGCATCAAAGAATAGTTTTTGATTTTCTGTCAACGGGTCAAATGTTTTAAGGTCATCAAGCCTCAGTTTGAGGTGATTGGATGGTTTTGAAACTCTTTCGGTTTCAATGATTGTATTGGCAGTTGTCTTACGAGCCATGGTTTTCCTTCTTTTAGGTAACGAGTCTGGTTCTTTACAATATTTCATAACTTATTCAACACATGTGCCTTGTGTATTTTGCAAGATACCCATGAGTTGTAGTATTCCGTGGTTAATAGTGCATCTCTGATAAAAATCTCCTTAGTTTCTCTATATGAACATTCTGACCTAGTTTTACATAGGTACAATATCTTTCGACTGAAGTTCTCCTCTCCTAGTTTTTTAACATCCT